GATGACAGGCTTATCATGTCCTCTGGATTGACGTACTCGCCTTTCTCCACGGCACGATATGTGTTGTAGAACCTATCACGCAGCCGCCACCAATACTGGCTGCGCTTATTGAAAAAGGTGTCCTTGTTGGACTTGTTGCGGTGCGTACCGCCTTCAGTATACGGCAGATCGGGCTCCTCTACAGCCTCAGAGCCTTTGAACATAAAGTAGTCAATGCCGTTCTTGTCCTCTAGCGCAGCGTCAACCTGCCGCTTCAGACTGACTCCCATGCCGTCTGCGTCCCATACGAACCAATCAGCGTTGTGGTGTATAGCCTTGTCCAGCGCCCAATCCATGCCTTCAGCAGCCTCGCCAGTGACCATCTCGCATACGTCAATGACCAGATTGCCATGCCTGCAAGCGTAGCCTTTGCTGTCACCGCCAGTGTCTGATACGTCATGTGACGCAACGATAGCGCCTTGCGCCTTCCAGCCCAGCTTGATGTGGGAGTCAATCGCAGACTCAAACCACTCTATCGGGATCAGGCTGTCCTCAACCTCATCATAGTATTCGCCTTCCCAAACGTGGCGATACATCGCAGGACTCATGTTCTTCTTGTCGTACTCGCGCTCCTGCTGCAAGACCTCTGGGAATGCTTTGTTGTCATCCCAGTTGACCCACACGATAGTGTGTAGGTCATCCTCGTAGAACCCATCCCGCCGTAGTTGTTTCTCAAACGGCTTGATAAATCTCTGGCTAAACGGGTCAGCAACGCTGCGTGGGTTGCCTGCCATCCATATCTCTGAGCCGGCCATACGGAGCGTTGGTGTGAGTGACTTGAGACTGTCTGAGCTGATGGTCTGCGCCTCTTCAACAAAGACACGCTGGAAGTTGTGGTAGGACTTGATGCTGTCTGGTGATCGTGCGAGACCGACATACCGGAATGCCAGCTCGCCGTTGTAGAGTATCTGCGACTGCTGCACCTCAAAGCCTTGCAGCTCTAGCCGCTCGATCTCCTCCTTCAGCAGAGAGTGTACGCTGTCAGATATGCTGCTCATGTACTCACGGCAGCAGAGCGTCTTGATGCCTTGCATCTGGGCCGCTGACAGGCACATATCGGCAATGGTCATGCTCTTGCCGCTGCCTCGCCCACCGATAGCTATCTTGTAGCGTTTCGGCTCAAGGAAAGGCCGCATCTTCTTTGGCAGAAGCATCTCTGGCATGACTATGCCATACGGTAGGTGCTGCTCTTGCGCTTGCGAGGCTTGTTGTTAGCTGCGGTATCACTGGGCGGCTTGGTTGCTGTCTGCATTGCGATAGCTACTGCCTGATCCTGCGGCTTGCCTTCTGCGCGGAGCTTGCTGATGTTCTTGCCTATGTTCTTCTTGCCTTTCATCAATGGCATTAGTCCATTACCTCGAATGTCCAGTGAGTGTCTACGTCAACCTGCACCGGACTGCCTTCCGGGCCAGATATCTCCTTACGCTCTCTCCAATCGGCTCTATGAGCCAGCCAGAGCTTCAGCGCGTTGAGATCGTTCTCTTCTACGCCTTTCTTGTACACAGCAAATATGGCTCTGCTCCTAGCTAGGCTCAGGCCACGGTTGTATGCTGCATTTACTTCAGGCTGTCTCTCAAAGACTCTGTTCAGCGTTCTGATATCTATATTGAAATGATCGGCTAACTGCTGTTTGGAGAATGCAGCTCCGAGACTCTCAACGTCTTTGATCTCATCGTCACCAAAGATGACCTCTTCGCCTTTAGCCATACTTCACTACCAGTGCTGATATCACTATGCCAATCAGGACTACTTCCATTACAGAAAATCCTCTCTGGTCTCTGGGATGATCGTCTGAGCTATGCCAGCCTCTGTTCTGTTGTGCCTACGGGCCATTGCCTCCATGTAGGCTTTGTGATCCTTGTACCTGATGCGCTCTCCTGATCTCTTTGCGCTTTGATATATCGCAATAAGAAAATCATCATCTTCCTGTGTTTTCTTCAGAAGATAATGTGGATCAGCGTCAAATTCTTGACTGTCTTCGAACAGCGCACCTGTACTTAGACCTATGGATTCTACCACACTATCACCTTTAGCGCCGCAGGCAAAGCAATACATCAGCAGCTTTCTGTCCTTTACGCTGACCGTCATACTGGGATTAGTGTCATTGTGAACCGGGCAGCAAGCAGTCCAGCTCTCTTCTCCGCGCCGTCTTACCTTATCCAGACGATCTAATACTTTGTCATACCAGCTCAAAATATTGCTCCCCATCCAGTCTTTTATCAATCACCTTCTTGCGTTTTGCTTTTTCTTTTTCTGTTGGAATATGGCGCTCTCCGCTGTCACCTACCATTTCCCAGCATTGTTCCCAGAATGCTCTACTGTGTACTCTACCTTTGCTCTCGCTTGTAACATTGTCCTGATGAATCAAAACCTTAGCCTGTTCAACAAGCCGTTGATGCACTTCGCTACTATCTGGGCGCGTGTAGTTTGTTAGCTCATCCTCTGCGAAACCACGATACAGACGCGACAAGTCACCCATACGCCTCTTGATGATCTCTTTCGTTATGCTACAGCCTTTCTTGTAGTCACTCCGCAATTGCTCTAAAGCTAGATACAGAGCATCACCAATGACCTCCATGTCCGCTCTCGTTAGCGTAATAGTTTCCTCTGTGGTGAGCAACTCAGTGTGAAAGGTATCAACCTCGTGACTGCACTTGTTACATCGGTGCTTCTTGTAGCTCTCTTCAGTTGTTTCAACAAACATTCGTTTCTCCTTCTCATAACGCACAAAACCCGCCGTGAAGCGGGTCTGGTGCTCTGTTCCGTTACCAAGCCCGCCGTTAAGCAGCGGGCCGTTCAATTGTTTTAAGCTCTATTCCGTAATCAGTAAAGACATATTTCTTTACGAACAGGACATTCGGGCTAAGAAAGCAGCATCTGAGCTTGTCTTGGTCTCGCTCTAAGTCGTAAACCCAATCAACAAACTCTAAGTCTTGGTGTTCAGCCGCAAGCACCTTCTTGGTGTAGTCAAGATTCGGAACATCTGGTGAGTTTGGATGTCCTACTATCTTACAGTGAACCGCTTGATAATCGCCGTCAGATTTTTTGCAGAGTGCTGTTAATACGTTGCTCATCGGTTTTTTTCTCCTCTTAGAAATTGACTTATCGCTCTTGGTAATCGTTTGGAAAGTCTCGAATGAAACTTTTGATAAGCCTCACGCGCCACTGCAATTGTTCACCGTTAAGCGAGCTGAGGTATTCACGATTCATCGTTTTCTTAATTAAAGGAACGACATGATCGTTTTTTAAGCAATATTCAATAGCAGATTCTCGGTCAAAGTTCTGTGTTAAGGTCATTCGTTTTTCTCCTAAAGGAGCAGCACCGCGCCGCTCTATGGTTCCCATTTTAATGGCATCTCACACAGAGTCAACACTTTTTTACACTTTGGGCAAAATAAATCAAAAAGCCCGTAGCGTGGGCCAGCCGGTCAGATCACAAGCACGAATGTTTCTCAGCTAGGTGAGATGGAGTCGCTTGCTCTGACAGCAGGTGTTTTCTGGGACACAACCAACAAAAACCCAACGCACCGCCTGCTGACGCTCATTTGTCACGCCTGTGGGCGTAACGTATGTTCCTCGAAGTAATCCATCTTACAGCCTCTGGGAGCGGCTCCTTTACTACCTGCTTGAGACCATTGGGCGCACAGCTCATAGCCTCAATGTACTTGTGGTAGGCCCAGCCGTGCTTGTAGTTCTGCTGCTTGGCGTACCACAGGAAGCTGCTGTACCACGCCTGCTTGTCCTCTTTTGTCAGTGTGGCTCTTCTCTGGGCCGCTGGTGACATATTCTTAGCCTTCACCAGCATCTCGCCATTATCCTTGAGAACAGGCACATCGCTAGGAAGAACGTGCCCACAAGCCTTGCAGCGCCTGCCTGTCATAGCACTACGGCATACTGGGCAAGGTCGGACTATTGGCTCGCGCTCTTTTTGCTTGGTCTGCTTCTTCTCATCAAATCTGCGATCACCTGAGTCCAGCTCATGCGGGATGATATCCTCTGGAAAGCAATTGAAATGCTCCAGATTGCCAGCGTGATCAAGCACTATGGCCTTATCTTTGCCGGGATGTATCCTCCAGCACCTGCCTATCCTCTGCACCCACGCTATGCGGCTCTTGGTCTTGTAGGCATCCACGATAATAGAAATTCCAGTATCGTCAAATCCGGTATTTGTTAGCTTGGAATTGACCAGAATCTTGTAGTCTCCGCGCTTGAAGTCCTCAAAGATGTAGTTCTGTAGCTCACGATCCATATAACCATCAACGTGTACGGCTATCTCAGAGCCGATCTCAGAGTTAAAACGCTCAACTAGGCTCTTGCTATAGGCTATGGATGGAGCGAAGCACAGAGCGCGTCTGGTGAGGCCGTTGCTATGCTTGACGTAGTTCTGCACGATATCGCCAGCCAACGTGTCATCATCCAGCATCTTCTGGCCCAGAGCCTTCGGATCATAGTCACTACCGCCAGTGCTGAGCGCCTTTGTCTTGATGCCAGATGCGTCAACTGACCTACCAACGTAATACTCTGTAGGAGTTAACCATTGATCATTGATCAAGTCTCTCGGAGTGCAAGTCACGATCAGGTCATCGTACAAGCCTTCAGCGGCCATGCCTTTGCTGTACGGCGTAGCTGATAGGCCAATCCACGGGATGCCGTCTAAGCGCCTCATAAGCTCTGTCACGCCTTTGTAGAGCGTGTGGCACTCATCTACTACCGCAATGTCAAAACTGAACCTCTTGCGCCTGAGAGCTGTCTGGATGCTTATGATCTGTATACGTTTGTTCGGGTCATAGCGCGGATCATCGCCTTGCATCACGCTGTAGCTGGCTCCCAGACTGTCAAACACATCGGTTGTCTGACTCAGCAGCTTCAGGCGATCCACAAAGAACACAGCCCGGTAGTCTGGGTTGTGGCGATTCTTCTCCACAGCGTTCATCAGGATGTAAGCCGCGATGTGCGTCTTGCCCATACTACACGGCGCTGCCAGCACTGGCCTCTTGTGGCCTGACCGCAAGCTGGCGCGTAGTGCGTCAACTGCGGTCTTCTGGTGTGGCCTCAGCTCAATCGACACAGTAGCTACCGCATCTGTAGGTTGGCTTCCACGGCTCGCAGTTCTCAGCTCCTGCTGGGATACCAACGTACTCGTGGCCTGTGGCCTCCCAGCGGTGACGCTCATCGCACAGCTCGTCCTGATAGTCCATGTTGCTTGCGAAGGCGAAGAGCGCAAGCAGGACAAAGCCTGCCGCGCTGTACTTGATTCTCTCTGCTCTAGTCATTACAGGCTCCTCGCAATCTTTGTGATCTCTGCGCGGGTCATCTCATCAATAGCTTCCTGCATCATAGCTCTAAGAGCTTGAGCGCTGTCAAGCGAGCCGCTATTCATGAATGACATGAGAGCATTGGTAATGTCTGCTGAGTCAGCGCAAAGCTCAAATCCTGCGTACAGCACATTGTGAGCAGCGTCTGTATTCTCTGGGTGAGTGAGCTGATCCTGAATGTCCTCAAACAGTTGTCGATCAAGGACATCAAAGTCAACGTCACCGTCAACTGTAGCTCGTCGGATTTCTTCGTAGGTTGAAGTTGTAAAGACATCTAACATTCGCGTTCTCCGTAAAAGGAGCCGCACCGCGCAGCTCCATGATTCTCATTATGCACAACTGCTGCACCGATGCAACACCTATATTCTTTCTAGACTCGAACAGTGATTCGGGCGCTGACAACTTCTTGCTTCTTGGTGTGAGCGCTGATGAATTGTGGTGACAGCTTGAGCTTGACCGCTTTCATGTCCAGCGTCTTACGCTCTGCTACGGATACTGTCAGGATGCCGTTGTTACCTTTGTACTTGCCAGCACCTGCTTTTTTGAAGTCAGCGATCAGAGACTGCTGGACAGCTTTCAGGCCAGCGATCTGAGCTTCTAATTCTACGATTCGGTCTATCTGTTGAGCTTGTGACATTCGTTTATCCTCGGTTATGTTGAACGATGTAAGGATTCTGAAG